AACACCACATTTGCAATCGTGCCCGCGCTCTGTGGGACATGCACGTCATCGAGGGCCAGGACCGCTGCGTCCACGCGCAGCAGGTTCTCCAATCCACCCCCCTCGCAGCGAATGTTCCCACCGACAACCTTGCCCGCGCCGGTCTTATAGATTCCGTCGCCTGATCCTGTCGCCCCATCTCCCCGCAGGTCGAGATCGTACACCGTCCCGGTGCCCGCGCTATGGGACACACCAGCCAAGCTAGCTGTCGTCGGACAGAGGATTTGAAAGCCCTGCAAATAGCCCCCAGCCGAGAGGGTGATGATGTGGGCGACCGCTGCGGCATCTCCCACGATAGTCGTCCCGAAGCCTCCTTCGGAGATCAGAGACACCCCCGCCGGAACTGTCAGGCCAGACTCGGCATAGATACCTGGCCGCACCACCACCACATCGCCGGACGCCGAAGCAGTCAGCGCTGCTCCAATGGTCAACCACGGCAAGTCGAAGCGGTTGACCGCTGCCGTGCCGTCATTTCCTGCTGTGTCCACCCAGGTGACGTTTGTTGTTGTCAGCCCTCCACCGCCCACACCGCTTGCCGCCGCGGTCAGGCGCCCCGCCGCGTCTACCGTAATATCCGCGCTAGTGTACGATCCGGCGACAACGCCGCTTGCCGCAATAGTGGGGTTTGGGTATGTGCTTCCGGCCAAATCCCCACCGGCCGGGCCGCTCGGGGTTCCGCCGGCGGTAAGGTCTACGACGGTTCCGGCGTCGTTTTCGGTCTTTAGCTTCCCGTCGGCGCTATCGAAGAATAAATAATGCCGACCGCTTGGGGGTACCGGGGGCGTCGTTTCTTCTTGTAGTCTTATCCGGCTCATAATTCGATTACCAGTTGTGTATTTAGCGGGTCATCACCTTCTAAGCGTAGTTCGGCGTCGTCACCGTCTACCGTCAATTGGCCGAACACCGCCCAGTGTTGACCTTCAAGAACTACTTGTATCGTCTCGACTAAATCCCGCGCCGGCCCGCCATAGTTAGACACGATTACCCCCAAACCCGCCAATTAGACGAAGCGGCAAAACCCTTTAACGTGACCGATCCATGAACGCTTATTATATCGTAAAAGGGGTCATTGTTGATAAATTGGCCGCCGACGGTGCTAGGAATGATCCGAACCCGCCGGGCGCCGCCCGCGCCCCCGTACTTGATAAACTGCAATTCTAGACCGTCGGCCGTGGCTAAATCGGGCAACTCGATAACGTAAAAGGCGGCCGGGCCGAACCCGTTAAAAACTTCAAACGCCCGTACCGCGGGGTCGGCGTTTAGGTCGATTACATAGGGCGTCGGGTGGCTTACGTTGTCCAGCGCTACGGGCGGGTATTTTACGGCGGTTTGATGGCAAAATACGCCGTTCGGTTCTTGATTGTAAACGGGGATAACCCCGCCCGATGCGTCTATAGCGGTGGCTTGTAGCGAATCGTCGGCCAGTTGTTCCCACGCGAACCCCCCTAGCGGGCGCCCCGGTGCGCCGACGCTTCGCCCGATTTTGCGGGCGATGGCGAAGCAACTATACGCCAGTTGTAGCGTCGATTTTGTAAGGGAGTCGAACAGCTTGGCCGGCATCGCGGCATCGTCGTATAGCTGTTCAACGTCCAGTTGCGCCGGCGCGAAAAGTAAACCGCCATCGCCAGCGCCCCCGACATATCGGCCGCTCGGGCCGTCGGTGCGGCGATAAAAGCGGCTTTTGCTCGGTTCGTAGGCGCCGAAGGTAAGAAGCCGCCATACTACCGGCATGGATAGCGATTCGTAATCAGCCGCCCCGCCCGTTTGGGCGGTGTACCGTAGATCGCGGGTGGTTCGTACTTGCGGCTTCCCGTAAGCGCTATTTAAGCCCATGTCTAGATGTGTAGCTAGCCCGGCCCGCGGGTTCGGGTGCATGGGGTGGCGGTCGGCGGGGGTGTCACTAACTACCGCCGGCCGCTGATTATCTCGGCTACCGTAGTAGTCTTTGTAGCCTTCGTTCCAATCCCCGAAAGGGTCGGGGCCTTGCCACGTATCCGGGGGTTGTACGGGCGTCGGTGGCAATAACCCCCGGTGCCGAATCATGCCGGGCGGTTGTTGTATCGGTGGGGGCGGTGGCGGGGGTGGCGGTGGCGGCGGTGGCGGTGGGCCGCCGCCGTTCCATATTGGCGGTATAACTTGAATGGGCGGCGGTGTAATTGGCGGCCGGTATGGCGGCGTTGGGTCTTTCCACGGCGTAGACGAAACCCACCCCCAAATACCAGCTTTAAAGCGCAAGTGGACATTTACCAGCGTATCAAAATCGGCGCCTTCATTTTCGCCGCGCCCTTCGAAGCGTAGCGGGCCATCGGCGGCGCCCGGCCCGGTGTCGCCGGTTTGATGAAATAGCGCAATGGTGGAAAAGTGCAACGGCAATAGCGGCAAACCGTCTACCGTCGTTCCGATCCGGTGCGGGTCAATAGCGCCTTGCCCGGCCGTAAAAGGGCCGCCGCGCTCGGTACTAGACCATAGGGCGATCAATTCCCCGCCACCTAAGCCGCCCTTCCGCACTTCTTCCTTTATCCCACCAAGCGGGTCCACGTCGCCGGGGATCGTTTGCGTTATGTCGTCTATTCGTTTGGGGTCTATAACCCGGCCCACGCACATACCAAAGCTACCGGGGCCGCCGGGGCTTTCGGTTAGACTCCACGCTAGATTATACCGCCCGGTTACCGTATCCACCGACCGGCCAAAACCGAACGTACCCACCCGCGTCGGTTGCCGGGATAGCCCATCGTCTTTCGGCATATCCGGCCCAAGATCGCCCGTTACACGCCAAGCGGTGTCTAAGTGTGCTTTTATCTTTTTATCTAGCCGGCCCTTTTTGTCGATGTCATACACCCACGTAGAGCAATCGCTAGCGTCTTCGTTCCGCCAGTGCGCTACCAAGGGGTCATAAGCGGAAAAGGCTAGGGGTATTTGTTGGTCTTCGCGTTGCGCGTCTAGGACTATAAGCGGCACGCCCGCGGCTATCTTGTCGGGGCCGCCCGGCCATACGCTAACCCCCAATTCGGCAAACCGGGAGTCTACGGCCCACGTTTCATCGAAAACGGGAAGCGCCGAACCGAAATTGTCCAGAATGGAAACCGACCCGCCCCCGCCCGAACCGCCTTGGAACCCGAACCGGCCGACGCGGGTATTTATTCCGTAGGGCTTTCCGCTTGGGTTTTTACTGTTCGCGCTAGTGCGGGTTCGGATCGGCCGGGAAGATACCGCCGGCCACGCGCCCCACCGCCACTCACCGGTAGGCCGAACCCGCGGGTTACCCGTGGGCCAGTAAATGCCCGATGTAATGCGGCCCCTAAATCGGTCGTCTTCGACGTGTTCGTTTAAGTCGCCTATATGGTCGTCATACCCGATAAAGCGAAGGCCAATAGGCGTCAGCCGCCGCATGGTATCCCACCCGGCCTTTACAAAACTATGGTCTTGTAAAACAAAGGCTTGGTCAATGCCTACTATTCCGCCTTCATTGCTCATTTGATTAGCTTTAAGTAGATTTTTTGGGTGGCGTTGTCGAAGAATGCGACGATATCTAAAGGCGGCAATGTGGCGCGGGTCTGTAGCCTAGTGCGGGCCGTACCGTCGGGCCGTACCGTGTGCGTTACGGTATCAATAGCCCCTTCGGGTATCCAATGCGAATTAAGGGGAACCGATTTAGCGCCTTGATAGCGGTTCCCTTCGCGGCGGAAGATTTGCAGCGCTTTAGCCAAGGCAAGGCGCTTTAGGCTGGCCGCTTGAATGTTGTTATCACCTAAGTTTACGATGTCGCCGCGCCGGGCCAATTCTTGTAGGGCGGCTTGGGGGTCGCCGGCCCGCAAACCGAAAACGGTTTCGATTAGCTTAGCGTTGGATCTTGCGCCGGGGCCATCGTCTAGCCAACGAATGCGGGCGGTTGCTTCGGGCGGCCGTACTCGAACGGTTCGCGTCGGCCCTTGTGCCAAATGCCCGCCAAGGTCTACGCCCTTATCTTGTGAATCTACGGCGATAGAGAAAAGCACATTACCCGGAATGGCCGTTAGGTAAATCGCCATGCGTTGCGGGCGTACTAGGCTAACCGGCTTTTTTAGCCGGGTTTTGGCATTAAACACAACATGCCCCGACCCGGCCCGCAAATCGCCCACGGGAACGTCGCTTATAATGCCGGGGAGGGTTATCTGTTCATCGCCCCAAGGCGAAGTAGTCATGTCTACTCTGATAACGCCTTGGTCGCCGTCATAAATGCGAACGTGTGCGGGCATCGGTTGCGTGTCGGCGTTCGGGTTCTTGCCGGCGCCGGGAAAGCCCTTGTGATTCGTCGCCCACGCCAAGCCTTTGGCGGTCTTGCGAAACCACCGGCCGCGTTTGGTCGGGATGCTACACCAATCGCCATAAGCCCGCGCCGGGGCGCGTTGCCCTTCTACCGGGTCAAGCGTGGCTACCAAGTAGTCTCTTAGCTCAAGGATATTATCCATCCATTGCGAAGGGATTTGAAAGCCTTGACGGTACCACCCCTTCAACGTGCTTATACGATGCGCCCATACAAGATTCTTTTTGCTTGGCGGGATGCGGTTTAATAGTCGAAAACTGGCCCATAGCGTATCGTTGCGCGGGATCATAGCCCGATCTAGATGTTTGAAGGCCACCCCCTTTGGGAATAGCCCTTGCCCGTCGGACCACAGTTTGAGTAAAACACCGATCCCGGTAAATGTGCCGGTCGCTAGCTTTTGCGGCCCTAATACGAAGTCGGGAATGGGCGCGACGTTGGCCGCGACACGCGGCACCGGCCCGAATTGCGCCACCGACCCGGCCGGGAATTGGTCGGCCGTATCAAAGCGCAATTCTGATTCTATCGTGAAAAGAACGCGCACCAACGCGGGCACGATATTGGCATAATCTACGGCCGCGGCGTTACCTTGCGACCATTCGCCGGCGCCCGCCGTGCCGTGAATCTTAAAAGTGCCATCGCCTAATATCTTTTCTTCGGCACCGGATAGCCACGAAAATACATATATGCGGCCCTTCGGCCCAACAGTGATATCAAACCCCGGAACATGGGCCAGCGCTTCCCCGATTGCGCTAGCGCCGTCAAGATCTAGAATTACGTCTTGAATGGGGGTTACTTGTAGCAACCCTTTGAACTGGATATCTAGCGCGGCGGTCGGGTCTATGTCTTCGATTACTTCGGTTAGAAAGTCTAACGGCTTCCAATCGGCACCGGTGCGCGGCTGGCGGCTGAATCGGGCGTAACCCTTGATCGGCGTTACTGTCTGCTTTAGCTTTTCTTGGAATTCGCCGCGCCGTTCGAACCCGGTACGCCTAGAAAGGTTGTATACGCGGTATTTCCATTCCCAAGACCACCAAAACCGGCGATCCGCTACGTATACCGTTTCGCGGCCGGGCCGCACGCCGGGCACCGAATACAAGACGCTTAGGGCTTCCCACGTATCATTGCCAAGCTGCAATTTTGATTTTAGCGGCTTGCCGTTCCGAACGACGGTTAGCGCGTCGGCCGTAGCCATATCGAAGGTGCCGATATATGGCGTTACGCCGGTCGTCATTTGCCAAGTCGGAGAAGATGTTAGCGCAATGGGGCGGCCGTCTAGTTTCGCTAGGGTCGTCATTTTAGCTAGTTCGCGTGCCTAACGCCCGCCGCGGCGGTTTCGGCGGCACATATTCAACGTACCAGATTTGCACGGCCACGGTGTCTACTGCCGTTGTCGTTTTGGCGTCGGGCGCCTTTCCTGTCGTGCGCGGCTTGGCCGTCGTCGTTGTGATGGGGATAGACCATTTACCGCCCTTCGCGCCGCCCGGCGCCCGGCCGATTGTGCCCGGCGGGAATAGGGCTTCCGCTAAATCAAAAGCGGATTGGCTAACGAAAACGCCGGGTTTGTATTCCGTAGACCCGCGGGGTATCACCTTGCCGATCACTTCGGCGCGTTCGGTAATCGTGCGCCGAAGGGTCGCCGGCCCTAGTTCGCGCAAACGGCTATACGGGTTGCCGGTGCCCATTGGCGTTAGCACTTCGCCGGGGTCGTCGTGTATTTGTACGTCTACTTCGTAAGACAAGATGTTACCCGCGCCGTAGACAATAAGCGTTAGCTCGGCGTTTATTTCGTTGTCGTACCAGATTTCAGTATCCGATTCGGTTTCAATCGCTACGCTTGTCGCCTTGTACTTGTCCTTTACTGTTTTTAGGATAAACGGCCGTATTGTGCCGTCGTACAGCCCGACTAGATCGGTTTCTACGTCTACGTCTACTTCGGTGGAATACGACGCCGTTATACGCTGGACACGCGACACGGCCACGCCGGGCGAATCGCCGCCCGAAAGGTCGGCAACTCGGGTTGTATTCAATGTTGGGGCTACAATGGCCGCGTGATCCGTTACGCCGGTGGCTTGCGGAAAAATGATTTTCTTTAGCGTACGGGTTGCCGTAAGGATTGTGTTTGTGTCGTTTATCTCGGTTACGGCTTCGCTAGTTGTGTCAAAGAAACCGCCGCCGAGTAACGCGATAGCCGCGGATACGTCGCCCGCGATACCCGATAAGTAATTGTCGTATGCGGAATCGCCTACGCTGGCGCGGTATTCCACCCGCAAATCAAAATGCAGTACTCGGCTACCCGTGTAGCGGGGCGTTAATGTGCTGTCGCGTTGTTCGCTATCGGCGTACAACGTGGCGGGAAGATCCATTACCCAAGTAGCGGTAAAGAGTGCCGCCCGGCCGCCGTCGTATTGGATCACGCCGGGCTTGGATAGCGTCGGGTCTTGATTAAACGCAAGCGCGATGGTTGTACCGCCGGCGGGGTCAAAATCGTGTAACACGGTTACGCCGTCGGCAATTACTAGCCGCGCCCGCGGCGTTTGTAAGGCCGTGCGTAGCGGGTCGATTTTGGTCTTGAAATCGGCCGCGCCGGGGTCGCCCCGAACGATAAAGGTACAAGATGCCGTGGCTTGGTCGGCGCCGATTTCGACACTATAGGGCGGGTCGCCGTGTAGGATGTAATCGGACGAAGCGCCGCCGATTACAAAGCCGCCGTAGGTAAACGAAAGCGTGCGGGCTATCGGCGCCGTCATTTTGTAACCTTCCTAAGCCAATCGGTTAGCTTCGTTAAAAATGCGCTATCTTTTAGCAGGACGGCCGACAATTCTCGCGCCAATACCGTAGCGGTTTCCGCATTAGCCAACAAGCGCCGGGCGCTTTCTTCGTCCGAAAACGTCTTTTCTATATCCTTGTCGGCGCTGGTAATGGTTTCTCCGAAATCGTAGGCGCGGGCCACGGCCGCGGGGTCTTTCTTCAAGGCGTCAAAGATGTTCCCGCCCGCGTTGTTCAAGTCGGTTACCAGGTCGTTAACGTCCCCAATGCCGCTAATAGAAGCCGCGAATTTTGTTTGCATGGCCCGAATAAGGGCCGCGAATTCTTCGACGGGAACCCCGACTATTCGCCCCAATTCGGGGCCAAGGGCTTCGCGTATCCCTTCTTTTATTAGCGGGTCGAATGTGGCGACCAATTGCGCCGCGGCAATGCCGGCCGCGATGATAGGGCCGCGGCTCAGTATGGCGCCGGCTACGCCCCCGCCCAACCCTTGCGCGGCACCGGCCACGGCGCCGGGCGACCCGGCACGACCGGCCGCGCTAACGGCACGACCGGCCCGCCGGCCGATGCGTTGCCGGCGTTTCCTGGCATCGGCAACTTTCCGCCGGTCGTCCCTTGTTTGCTTGGCGCGGTCGGCTTTTGCTTCGCGCCGGCGTTTAGCCGCGCCACTTTCGGCGGCCGGCTCGGCGCGGGCTTTTTGGTCGCGGGTCTTGTCTAGCCCTTCCAGCTTTACGCGGATTCGCGCAACTTCGACCATTACAGCGCAACCGTGATAGTGGCCGCCCGGCTGGCGTGTTGGTCTACAAGCGGCGAAGCGCGGATTTCGTCGTAGACGGCGAACAAGGAATAGCTAAACGTGCCGGCGCCGAGTGAATCGCTAACGCTTGTTGCCAGTGTGCCTACCGGAACGTCGGCGCCGTCTGTAATCGTAGCGGGTGGCGTAGCGCCGGCCGCACGCCGCAAAACTTGCCGGTTTTGATTCCATGCACGGCCCCAACCGGGCGCAAGATCCCACGCTAGCGAAGCCGTGCCGCCGCCGCTTCCGGCGTCCCTTAGTTCGCATGGGCCGGGATAACGCCTTACGCTACCGGCGTAGCTTTCCATTTCGAGAGTTGCCAACATAACGTAGCCGAACCGCTGGCTACGGCTCGGGCCAATCATGCGGGTTTGAATGTTCGAGATTTCCAGCCCGTCAATCGTTAGGCTGGCTTGCTCAAACATCGCTTCTAGAAGTTCTTCTATTTCTAGAATGCCGTACCCTTCTATAGTCGTGGCGCTTCGGATAAAGCCGACGGTGGCCGCTTCGCCGGTCGCGTCACCCATTACCGACACGCCGTATAGACAAGACCAAGCGCACCGTTTCCGGTGTTTGTGTTCGGAATCGGGGAACTTGTCGCCCGGCCGCACGATAAAAAACGGCATAGCCGCGCCGATTTCGTCGGGTAAATCGCCGTCGTCTTTCGCCACGCCGCCGCTAATCCAAGTATCTTGGAACACCGGGGCGCCGCTTGGAAGCGTCAACACGCTTTTAGCCATGTAGGCGATTTGCCGGGCTTGCTGGTAGCGGTTCACGCTACGCCCCTTTGTAGGTTGGCGGCGTGTTGGCGTACGGCATCGGGTAAAACGTCGTCAGGATGCAATGCGTACCCGTGTACGATGTCGAAGGCTTCGGCCAATAGGTCGCGTTCGTCTTTATCTAGCCGCAAGGCTTCCCCGACGGTCGGCCGCACGCCGACTTTGTGCCATAGAATGGCGGCTTCTAGTAGCACGTCCCGCAGTTCTCTGTTCTCTTTCGGGATTTCCGCAAGGCTGGCGAATTCGTATAGCATTTCAGGCGTCTAGTTTCGTCAATTGATCGAACAAGGCTATACGGCCGGTGCTATCGGGCAACCCGGTAAAAATGGCGGGGATGCCCCACCAATCATCGTTAGAATACAGAACCTCAGCCGTCGGCCGCGGTGCGCCGGCCGCATTATATACAATTAGGGCTTGGCCGTCGCATTCATCATCGGGAACGGCTATTAGCAGTTTGCCGGCCCGACCGCTTCGTAGTTCGCCGCCGGGGGTCGCGCTAATCGTTATTCGCCGGCCCGACGTATCGGGGAAAAGTTCCGCAAACGCGGGCGCGTTGACTTCCACCAATCGACACCCAAGGCTAAGGCTTTGGGCTTGGTCCATTTGATCCCAAACCATGCCGCCAAATTCTTCTGCCACTATATCGCCGGTTATCAATACCAGTTCTACCGATATCTGTTCCCATAGCCCTAATGGGATTCCGCCATACGGCCAAATTCCGCTAGCCAGCCCGCCTATAGTCGGGTCGGCCACAATGTACCCCTGTAGCCGGCGCTGCAACTGCACGCGCTCTTTTACTTCGTCTAGCGTCGTGCTACTCGATAGGGGCGGGAATGTGCTTGCCATTATATGCGCTCGGCTTCTTCTTCGACGGTATCGGCTAGCAACCGTTCTAGTTCTTGATTAACCCCGATAAACTGGCGCGTTTCTAGTTGCGTTACAAGTTCGGTCTTTTCTAGCAACGCCGATAGTTTATCACGGTAGGGGGCGCCGGCGTCGGTATTGATATACGCGGCAATGTTCGATTTTGCGCCGTCGGTTACGGGTTGGCGGCTTTCCAGCCCGAAGTTATGCAACGGGGCGTATTCAGCCGCGGCGCCGCCTACGCCGATTTCTACGAACGGTTCGCCGCCCGTGGCCGAAATGGTTTGGGTTTCTATCGACTTTTCGAGTAGCCCGGTATCCTTTAGCGCGGGTTTGTTGATAAAGCGCCGATCAAGGGGCGCGGTTGCGCCGCGGTTGAAATCGGCAAGGGCCCCGGCTACGTTTAGGATCGGCGCCGGGGAACCGGGATACCGCACCGGCCAGATTTCCGACCCGAACCGTTGCAGCTTGAAAGCCAGTTGACTATAAGAAACGGCGACTTGGCCCAACACTTCCAACAAATCGCCGGGGTCTTGTATCAACCGGTCTATTTGTTCTTCGGTCGCCAAGGTAGTTACTCGGGCGCATTACGTAGGTTGCCGTCGGGGATAAGATCATCAAGCGGCCCTTCAAATTCTTGGTGTTCTTGGTAACGCGGAACCTTCGGCCGCATGCCGAAAGACGTTTGCGGCGTTATTCGGTTGTTGTGGGTCGTATGGCGGAATGTGGCGTTGATTTCTTTTAGCCATGCCGCGTAATCGTCGGCGCCGCTTGTTTCTTGTTTGCGCCGGATTAGCCACAACTGCACGCCGCGCACCGTTAGCGCAATGTGTTGCGCGTCGGTTTCGTCAAAGGCCACTTGCGTATATGTAAGCCAATCGGCGGTTACATCGGTAACGCCTAGTTCCAGCATTACGTCGTCCACGGCGGCCGGTGACACTGGCGCGTCGTTGGTCAAATTTGATAGCACATTAAGCGCCACCCGCGCCTTCACGGCATCACCTAAAATTGACATTATGGCGGTTCCGGTACGTTATTGCCTACCGCAACGTGCGGCATTTGTCGGCTGTAATGGTCTACTACCATTTCTTGGATATAGGCGGCGGCCCCGACGGTATCCGTAACCTTGAAGAAATCGCCAAGCCCATTATCTACGGTGCCGGCCCTAAATGGGATTTGGCCGGGTATCAAACCCCATTGGTTCCCGTCTACCGGGATAAGATTGCGCCAGATAAAATCATCTAGATAGACGCCATCCGACGCCAGGGTAGGCGTAACAGTAATAACCACTTCTAGGGCTTCTTCCGCGAAGTTGTTGTAGTAGGCGTCCGAAGTGTCGTTACCCGTGCCGGCCGCGCCAATAGTGCCCGGCCATTGTGTTACCACCCACCCGCCACTTTTGGCTTTTGTGGCCGTACTGGAAACCGACCCGATATCAACAGCAACGGTTCCCGTCCATGCGCTTTTAGGCTTGTGCGCGATTTGTGAGAAGAACGCCAGAATTTTAGACAACCCGATGGCGTTTAAGTCGATGCGTTGGGTTAGCGTTACCGCGCCGGCGCCGGTGTAGAGCAAAGAAAACCGTTCTTCGTCGCCGCGGGTAGGCGGCCAATAAATGGCCGTCGGATCGGTCAAGCCGCTTTCAAAGCTGAAATCAGCGATTGTTCCGGCGCCGCCGATTTCCCAACCGGGGATACTATCCGGGCTTGCTTCGTCGCCGCCCGGCGTATCAAACCCGCCGTTAGTGACTAGCCCGCCTTCGTCGATTTCACCGAAAGCGGTAAGGTTAGCCGACAACCCCGATCCTAGCCGCTCGGCGCCCGAAGGGTCTACCGGCTCGGCCAGCATAAGGAAGATTTCCTGATTTCGAATCGCGTTGGTGTTCGCGTCTTCGACACAATAGAACTTTTTGGTTTCAGGCGCCGTGTTCGTCTGGATTTCTTCGCCTTGGTCGTTGACCGTAACCCGGAATAGCTCACCGTCACCAATAGCGGCCGTCGTTTCGTCGCTAAGGGTCGGCGTCGGTGCCGCGGCCAGCGTAAGCGACCGGCTAAGAACTGTAAGCGGGGGCGCGGCGATAGAACGCCAATACTTGATAGTCCCGCTGATTTGATCCTGTACGCTGGCCGTTTCGGGTTCGCCGGCAAGCCGCCCCCATCGGGCAAAATGGGCGCCTAGCGCGTCGGAAAATCCGCCGGTGCCGGCGGCGATATAATCGCCAATGTCGGCGCGGTCGGCGCCAAGGCCGCTTGCTACTTCGTCGGCGCGTTCGGCAAAAAGCAAATCAAGCGCGGCTTCCTGAAGCGCGGGGTACGTCGTTTGTAGCCCGCGCTTGAACTTATACACCGCTGCTAGGGCGGTCATTTCCGCGACTAGTCGCGCTTCGGATGCGGCCGGCATGGGTTCCCCTTACTTTTCGCGTACGGCGTCGGCGGCCAGTTGCGCCCGCGTGGCCGGGTGATTTGCGGCTTGTTCGAGTAGATCGGTATGGACTTCGCCCGGCGTTTTCGTTCGCTTTACTGTCAACTTTAGCCGGCTAAGGATTGCATCGGGAATAGGCGCCAATGTCGGCGGCATGCGGATAAATTTGGGGCCGGCGCAGTACTTCGGTTTCTCGGCGGCCGGTAGCATGTAAATATAACAGGCTACCGGGTGGTCGGTCTTGTCTTGGCGGTACGTAGAAACCATTTTTTCGAGTTGCCGCGACCATTCTTCAGATTTGCTATTAAGCACAATCCGGCGGGATTTCGGCCCGTTGCCGATCATACGTACGACCAATTCACGGGCGTGTTTTTCGATCAATTCGATTTGATGCGGCAAAAGGTATTGAACGCATCCCATAGTGCGGTTGCGAATCATCGTAAGGCCGCCGCCCGGCGGGTCGCTTACCACTTCGGAAATACGCGGGAAAGCTACCCCGCCCACCGTGAAATCAAAACGGGGCGAAAGGTCGGAAACGCCGACCCAATACGGCGCGGCATTAACCGGCACGTTGTCAAAATCTGGCAAGTCGATTGCTTCGGCCATCGGTCTAATTCTCCCTATTGGGGTAAGTGCGCCGGGGGCCGCCTATCAAGGCGGCCCCCATATAGTAGGGCGTTAGCTTAGGCCGTGCCCTTGATGCCCATAACGGGCAAGTTTTGGCCGAAGCCGGACCACTTCTCAAAAATCATTTCCTCTTCGCCCTTCTTGGCGTGCGCCGGCGAATTCGTATGATCGAAGAAGTATTCCTGCAAGGCCATAGCTTGATGCTCGAACATGAACGGGATTCTATACCCCTGCAAGAAGCAATAAATCTCGGTTGCGACGGTAAGCCGTGGCGTACCCCACAACTGAATATTGATACCGCTATCTTGAAAGATGTTCGAAATGCTGGCGTTTGATGTGGCCGAAGACGCCGCAAAGGGTTGCGTTTGCAGGTTGAAGGCTTCGGCCGCCGCTTCGTAGATCGAAATCGGGTAAACAATCAAAATTCCCCGCTCGACTTCGCCGGCTTCGTGGATCGGCTCGCCTTCGGTCGGATCAAGAAACGATAGAAAGCGCGGGATAATCCCGCCCATAACCGCCGACCTAAACCCGGTTCCCGTTGACACGGTAAGACCGGAAACAATGTTGCCGTCCGTAACGCCGAAGCGGTCGGCGCCGGCGCCGTCAACGGTTGAAAACGCGCCGACGCCATCGGGCGCAAGAAGCCCGGTGGACGGCAAAAGCCTATCGTCCACGGTGCCGGTTACTTGCTGGAAGAAGACGCGAACGGGGTACGTCGCAAAGCGCTTGCCGGCGTATTGGGCGTCGGATTTCAAGTCGCCAAGGTTGCCGAGTTCCCGATGCATCCGGTTGTACTTGACGGCCGACGTTTGGCGCCGGTTCTCGGTCGTGAAGGTCTTATACCGATAGGTCTTGCTATCGGGTTCCTCGCCCCACGGGGTATCCGACGGCATCGGGGCCGGCTCGTCGTAGCCCCACAATTCTTGTAGGTTATCCGAAGGGATACCCATTTGCATAACACCTTGAAGGCGGCTTTGCTCGCGCTCTACGTCCATGCGCCACGTATCCGCCATATCTTGGCGAATAGCACGCTTCAAGGTTTCCTGTGCCATAACGGGCGCTGGCATCGTTTCTAACTCCTAAATAAAGTTCGGTTGTGTTTTGCTCGGGGGTCGAACCCTTGCCACCTATACCCGTTATTACGGCGCGGTGGGATGTGCCAGCCGTTCGAAGCGGTCGAACATAACGACATCAAAAAGCGAACCCCTTAGCTTAGTTGTGCGGCCGAGGGGGTATTGGCCGGTGGCCGCGGTAAGCGTAAGATCCGCAAGGTTATCTGTCCCGACGGCCAGATATACGTACTTGTCGATATGGGCCGCGGTACTGGCGCCGGCTACTGCCACGTCGCGCAACTCAAACTGCCCTTCTTCGATAACCACTTTGGGAACTTCAGGGGTTGCGCCGTCGTCGCCCGTAATTGCTTGCGGGCGCCCGCCGGCCGCGTCGGTCGTACCGTTGCCGGCATCGACGGCCAAGCCTAGCGGGATATCCCCGGCCGCGGCTGAAATGTCGGCTTCCGCGCTTGTCGGGTCCAGATACAGAAACGCGCCAAGGTAAGCGGTAAAGCCGCTTTCTACGGCATGGTGGCGAAGGCGGGTTTTGTCTTCGTCCCGCGACATGCGGAACGTGTTAAGGTTGGGTGCGGTCAAGGCCGCCATTTGTCAAATCTCCAAAAAAGACGATTAAGCCGGCCTTATCCGGCGGTTTTGTACTTTTCGCGCTGTTCGTCGGTTAGCGCAATCGCGCCGTTTTCCTCAAGTGCCCGCATAACGTGGCGCTCGGGGTCCAGACTGTAGCCGCTCTTTTTCATGGCTACGGCTTCTTGATACATCTTCGCGCCGGCGGCCTGGATTTCCGGCGAAAACTGGCGAAGAAAGGTAAGGGCTTCGCTCGATTGCGACGGCCGCGGCATAGCTTCGTCGTCAAATGACGCGGGCGGCGCGGTAGTAACCGATTTGCCGCCGGTAAGCTGGTACGCGGCGGATTTGCGAAGCCCCTTGATATAGGCGGCTAGCGCTGGCTTCCCACCGGTTTTCAAAGCGTGCGCGGCGTCGGCTTTGATTTCCTTCGGCACGAATCCGTAATTTGCCATGCCATTAGCGAACTTGACCAACTGGCCGGCTAGGCGGCCTTCGGTGCGCTCAGTTCTTAGCGCGGCTTCGGCCTTGCGGCGGGCGGCCCGCTCGGTTGCCAGCATTTGCGCCAGTTCCGACGCGCTATAATTGGCACCAAGCATAATATTTACTTCGTCTTCGTCTTCGTCGTCTTCGATTTCTTCCGCGGCTTCTTCCGCGGCTTCTTCGCCGCCGTCGTCTTCGCCCGGCACAATGTCGCCGTCGGGCATATCAAGAAGCGCCGTCAATTCGTCGTCGGCTTCAACGTCTACGGGTTCAAGTTCGGGAAGGTCCGCGGGCGGCGCGTCTTGCAGTTCTAGCGCGTCGTCGGTTACTTCTTCGTCTTCTTCCAAAAGGGCGGCGTCGTCAATATCGCCGGCGGCTTGCAGCATTCGCGCCATTGTCCCGCCCTTCGGGCCGGCTTCGCCGTGTGGCATGTTTCTACCCTCGTTACAAGCGTAAACAACGGCTTTGCCCCGCCGTGCTACCGCACGATACAAACCCGCCGGCGCCGTCTTGGCCGCGGCTTCGGGGTTGGGAACCTCTTTACCTATTGTAATCATAGGCAAGCGAAAATGGGGCGTTTGATCGCTCATAAGCGCCACGCCTTGCACTTCGTGTTGGGCGAAGTCGTACACTTCGGCGCTAAGATACGCCAACTTGCCCGCCCGGATATCCGCGTAGACGGCCGGCGGAACCCACCGCAAGAACCCGAACATCGTAGGCAGTTCTACGCCTTGGTATTTGTAGGTCTTTACGGCGTTGTAGGTAATGCGGCCGGCGTGTTCTCTGTCCACCCATCGGCCGTCGGGCGTCAAATGGTGCCCGATATGTAGCGGCGAGAAATACGGCCCATTCTTCGCCCGGTACTGGTTAAGCTCCACGGCCTTGTTTAGCCAGCCGGCGTCTACTTCAAAGACTTCTTCGCTACCGTCCGGGGCTTTCTTTACTACCGGGTGCGCGGGTAGGATCGGAAGCGGGCCAATGTCCCACGTTCCGTCGGCATTTTGCCGGGCGGTGTAATCGCCGCCGGGCATCGTTGTTTTTTTCGTCGTCGTCATAGGCTAGAAGTTCGGGTGTTTCACAAACCCCCGCGGTATTTTGGGGTTTGTTAGGCTCCGATCTAGGTTTCCGTGGGTGTCTATAAGACCTAGTGCGCGTAATTCGGCGCGGCTTACTAGCCTAACGCTACATCGGCAGTTGTAGCCATTAGGCGGCAAGATGTCAACCCAACCCGGCCAATCTGTAGCCGCCATAAATCCCTCTAGGGCCGCGTGATTCTCGGGGCTTCGCTGGCCGTCGCGTACGTCTACGTCCCCGGCGGTTACGTATTCCATCGCCGGGAAAGACTCCGACATTTGCCGCGCTTGGGCGAATTTGCCGCGGTTTATAGCCGTGCTAGTGTTGGTTCTTAGCACCGTTCGGGCGTACGACTTGGAGAAATCGTCGGATTCGTCGGCTATCAGTTCGGCTACTACTTCGTCGGGTACGCCGTCTACTATAGCTTGCTCTACTAGGTCTTTTACTCGCGCCGTTATGGTTTCATTTGGTGCGCGAGTAAGGGCAAATCCGGGGTTTACCGGATCGCGGTATATGGCGGCGACTTCTTCGGCCGTGTCGGCATCGACTACGCCGCGGGCTACTAGGTCGGCTATAGCATTGCGTAGCGGCACGTTCGGCAATTGCGGCTTAGGTCGGCGGGTAGGCACGCGCCCGGCCAGCGTTCGCCGCTCGGCGGCGCGTACTTGCCGGCGCCCCTGCAAATCGGCCAGCGTGTTGATATCGGCCGTTACTTCGTCCAGCGCGGCGCCGGCTTCGGCTACTTCGTCTTGGGTGATTTCGCCCGTTAGACCTTGCGCGGCCTTGAGGGTAAAAAGCCGGATAGCCGCTAGAAGTTGGCGTAGCCAGAAACGCATTTACAGCGCCCCATTGAACAGCCGGTAAAACGCGGACATTTCCCTCTCTACGTTTTCCA